CCAGAAATAGGATCGTTGTTGCCAGTATGAGTAAATGCTACTAACTGAATATCTTTTACTTCTAAACCGTTTGTGACAAACCCAGAAGATGCTGTGGTGTTTCCGCTGTTATTGAATGGTGTAGATAAGCCTGTATCAGTGTATACAGAGAATGCAGTTGTATTTGATGGTTTAATAAAATATGTATTTGCTGCATCATCCAAAGCAGTACCATTCAAGTCATGAAAAGTTACAGTATCGCCATTTGCAAATCCATGGGCGCTTGCTGTAACAACTACGGGTGGTTGCGCTGCACTTATGCTGCTCACCGTTTCTGTGATTGTATTGTTGCCAATCATATCACTAGCAGTAAAAGCTGCACTTCCTTCATTCAATCTTATATGAATTGTGTTTGCAGAGGAAGCAATAATCTCAGCGCCCTTAGCATCAGAAGATATCTTATTACCAGTTGTAAAACCAGTCATCGTAGATGTATTAACTGTAAGCGTCTGATATCTTGAGAGTGTGTATGAGTATGAACGAAGAAGTGTATTAGATGATTGTGGAACGTAATGAATGACAGTCTCACCATCTAAGAATGACGATGCTGTTGAAGTCGTGAGCGTCAACTCAACATTGGCAAACAACGGGTCTTTGATAATACCAACAGAACGATAATCATTCGTTGTGGGAATTGTGTTTGATTCGTTGTTCGCATATGTTACTGAGATGCCTGCACGAGATGCGTAGAGTTCATTGATAGCATCAGAACCATGCCCACCAGGAGGCGAGAGACTTGGTGTGAGATTTGCAGCTACAGTGCTATCACCATTGCTTGAAATAATAACATCAGCAAAAGAGTATCCAGACCCTCTATTGACAATTTCAACAGTTGAGATAGAATTTGCTGTCGTATCAATTGTAGCAATAGCAACTGCATCGTCACCATCACCTTTGATTGTGAGACCAGGAGCAATCTCAAAAACGGAAGTTGTATCGGGTAATGTAGTAAATGCTGGGTTAATAAGAACTCTTCGTTCAGAACCTGTAACGATATATTCACTGATGTTTCTTGCTTGCCCAGCACCTGTGCCCGATCTAACGTAGAGTGTGCTATTTTTATAGAAGTCTGTATTTGCACTAAGTGTTACGCTTGAACTCTGAAGGCCGTGTATTAGCGTGTTACCAGCAACAGAGATTTCTTTAAATGTGCCGTTTGCGTGTGCGTTATATCTAGCACCACCACTATTGATTATGATTGCTTCAATAGAACCATTAACAGCATTTGCAGATACGTTTGCGTTAGGAATAACAGGAGCAAAATCGTTTGTAGCAAATTTAGACCAATCAGAAGCGCTGATATTATACATCAACTTCCAGACATACTTATCATTAGTCTGATAGAATTCGTCGTCTGCTGCCGTTTCTGAGAACAATGGTTGGTCGTTTGCAGCAGCACCACCATTGTTATCTAGGCATTTGAATACCGCATAGTTACCGCTCTCTTCTGAGATGGCATAGAAGTTATCCGTTGCTTGAGATGTGCTGGTGTAACTGTAAGCAGAATATGTGTTACCAGATTGCCAATCAACACGGCGAATCATATGCTTTACATCATCCGAAGTAATCTTTTTGCCGAACAAAAGATTATCATACACATCGTTATGCACACCAAATGTACTGTTCGTAGGAACAGGTGGTACAGTATCGTCGGCAAAGGGCAAAGTCTCACCAGTAAACACATAGTATAAACTGTTTGAAGACTCTGAAACAGACTCAATAAATTGAGCAGCCATATGTGTTTTGAATTTGTTTGTAACTAATTTCGTCATCTTTTTCTTTGCTTTATGATGTGGATACGGTATCAGTTGTCGAAGTAGCAGTGGTAACATTAGTATTTATAACACTATTCTTGACTACTGTACCGAATAATTCAGTACCAGCAACATGAAGCACTTTTTTTACAATGTCACGATAGCGATTGATTGAGACGCCAGTTTGAATATCGTATGAATATTCTTGATAATATTTATTGTCTCTTACTTTAGCAACATCACTGAGATGTGAAGTAGTTGTTTCCCAGAAGCCTGTACCGGTACCTTCTGTTGCTACAATAGAGTTGGCAGTGATGGCAAATTGATTAGTATCATTAGTCAGAGTCATTTGTTGATTATTTAAGTAACCATAACCAGAGTCTATAATTTCAATTGCTGTTGCAACACCATCTGCTACGACAACATCACCAGTAATTATAGCATTATCACCCATCGAACGAGAGACTAAATCGATAGCATCGTCACCAACAGAGAAGTTTGCAATGGCACCAGAACTCTTACCAATGATGTTAGATGCTGTCCAGCTTGTATTGAAACGTGTTCTCTTAACATGCAACACACTACTATTGGCAGAAATGATAACACCCTTCTCTGTACTATCTTGCTCTATAATTTCACCCGGAGTGAAGTTACTTGTAACAAGAGTGATGTTTAGATAAATGTTTTTTCTGTCGTATGCTGCGATATATTTATTATGCACTGAAATGAATGGATCAGTATTATAGTCAGTACCAGGGTTAATTCTTGTTAGTGATGATATTGTACCCATTGTAAAATCGTCGAAGGTGAATAAAAACTGAAACTGAGTTGTAGCGTCTCCGTTTGGATTTTTAATGAACCCATAACCGTGATCCACAACAACTGCTACTGTAGCATCTGTCCCACCACCATTATCTGGCAATACGATTGTCGGTGTGGTATAGTATCCTTCGCCTGGGTTATCAACTGTGATAGAAGTAATCACACCACTACCATTTGTTGTGATTGAAGCGATTGCTGATACAACTGGGTTACCATCAGCATACCCACCACCTGTAAACGTGACGTTACCAGTACCGTTTGCATAACCAGTACCACCATTTGTAATCGTAATGCTATCAACAAATCCAACACCGCTATTTGCACCTACAACTGTTGTATCTAAGAAATCAACATTTGCAACATTCTTAGCGCCGACAAAATCAGTGTTTAGCGTAACAGTCTCTTCGTTCTCTAATGCGCCTGGTTGGAATGTTGCTCCAGCACCAGTGCCAACTGCATTGATAGTAAGTTCTAGATTAGGCTGTGCTGCAAGGTCAACCTCTTTTAAATCTTCACGAGATGTCTTAATCGTCATGCCAGCGCCTTCAACATACGAGAATGCAGAAGTATTACTGAATAGCCCAACATATGTTGTGTTTTGACCAACGACAACGCCAGTTACTGTATTGTTAGCAACCGTATCAATCACGCCATTTGCTGTTGCGACACCATTATACCAAACATCAGAAGCACCAGTCGCTGTTATAGCACTAATCGTTTCTTCAATTCTTGTCTCTCGACCTCTTATCTTCTTGCCAGCAGTAAATTCACCAGATGTTACTTTGATATTCCAAGTGTTGGCATCTGATGCTGATGTGGCAATACCAGTTGCCCCTGCTGTTGTGATTGAAACAGCATCAATGGTTTCAGTCGCTTCAACTGAACCATTAGCATAATATAGTTCTATTTCTTCAGTCGCTAAGAATGTACCAAAAGCAGGCTCAAGTATTAGAGTTTCAGCAGTAGTATTTGCAACAGTTAGATACCCATAAGCATATGCTGATAAGTATTCACCATTTGCTACTGTGGTATATTTTTTCATCTCAAGTTTTTCACCAATATGAGAAGAGAAGATGCTTGCATCAACAACCTCTAAGGTAATGGTTGATTCTTCATCAACGATTTCACCAGCAGATAAAGTTGTGTTATCTGCTGTATCAATCAACAGTTGGTTTGCAAAGGTGCCACTTGTAATCACAAGAGTTGCGCTGGTGTTTGCATCGTCAGCACTCAACGATACGACTTTACTATTGGCAACAACCACATACTCTAGAACGGAAATAACCGCACCATCACCAGGGTCTGAATCAAATGTGATATGTGTAGAGTTTGTTGAGAATTCAGTGTTCGCTATGATTGTATTATTTGTTATGACAACAATATCATTTGAGTCTGATACAGTAGACCTAAGAAATGCGGGACCGTTTGTCGAGTTTGCTGTATATGTTGTTGGATATACTTTGACACCCAAAACAAAGTCATCAGCAACCGATGCTGAGTTGGCAGCAAGATTGTCGAAATACTCATCAGCAAAATCTTGTGCGCTAAGTAGAGTAACAATCTCACGCTCTTGTTTTACAGTCTCAAACTGAATAAACTGATTTAGAGTGTTCGAGTTATCAACAGCAATCATCGCTGTGGCAACACGAATGTCTGTATAATCGTCTGTCGTATCACCATCATCAAGGTCGTTGAGTGTGTAGCCCGAACCACCATCTACGAGTTCAAAGTCAACTCGACCAGTAGCGTTTTCAATACCAGTAACACGAACTTTACCTTGTCTGCCTGTATCATCGCTTACATCGAAAACGTCACCAATAACGTTGTTTCTACCACCATTGACAATGTTCATAGAGGAAAGAGAACCAATAATCTTTGGTGCGTTTGTGAGAAGACCATCATCACTAACCAACTCATCGGTCGTAAACGAACCCTTTATATCGCTCAGATACAAAATGTCAATGATACGACCCTGAACTCTTTTCTTTACGAGTCCTTCAACGAAAGCAGTAGCACCAGACCTAGAACCCGTGATTTGATTTTCAACAAACCCAGCAGACCTTACTGACTGTGTAACTTCAATGTATTTGGGAATCTTATACTTACTATCTGAAGCACGAAGTATGTCATCGCCAGGATAATATACTGATGCTTCTTCGTTAAACAATAAGCGAATCAGAAGTTCAGTTGCTTGTGGTGTACCCTTTGAGCGATAGTAGTCCATGATATGCTTGATAGCAAATCGCTTATCTACCGCTTTTGCATAAGGAAACTCTGAGAGATACTTCTCTTTGAAATGAACTAGAAAACTATCTAATGTCTCATCAATGTCCCTGTTCTGAAACATCGAACGACTGAGTGTGGTAGGAGACTCCGAAGTGTTCTCCATAAACTCGTAGTATGCCTTTGTGAAGGCAACTAGGTTTGGACCGTCTTCCCTATAAACAGCAGGAAACTGCTGTTCGATATACTCTGAGATAGTTTTCGATAGGTCATGCATTACTGAGTCGCAGCCTCTACTGTTACGCTAACATCAACGTCACGGATTGAGATAATCTTACTTGCAGGACCAATGATATCTTGTGTTTCTGGTCTACCATAAATCTTGACGGCACTACCAGAGAAAGAACTAACATTCAAATCACGAATGACTACACGCCCTGTAGTATAGTCTACTGTACCAACATCACCGTTCAGCACTTTGTACCCATCAACTGTAGTTGTAATAATTTCTAAAACACCATCACTGTTATCTTGTATGTATGCGGTTTGTGTTTCAAATACAAAGTTAGAAGTTTTGACTGCTGGTGTGTGACTATTGATATCGTCGCCAGCACTTATAGGATGATCCTGTCTCAAAG